CTTAGTCTCCTGACTGGTTTTCCTTGCGTCGTTCGCGTTGTGCGTCCGACTGATGTAGAAAGATTATCGACTTGTTGTACAAGTTGCAATAGGACAAGCCAAGATTTTGTACAATTATCCTAGAAACCGCACAAAACCCAAGGAAAACCGCGAAAAACTTTTTTCAGATTTCGTCGGACGCCCACTCGTCGGCAAGCATTCCGAGGGAATCAAGGAGGGAGATTAGCTCCGATTCAGCCTGCAAAACGGCATGTTCCGCGAGGTCTGGAAAGTGGGCATGGAGCCATTCGTGAATTACGGTCCCGATCGCCTCGGAGCCCGTAAGCGTTTTGCGTATTGCGATTGTTTGGTCTTGGTAGATGCACCGCCCGACGTTCTTGGGGCCGAGTATCCGGTTATCCGAAGTGAATAAACAGGTCCAAGGCTGTTCGCGGATCTCGCAGGGGATGGACTTGTCTGGCATTATGCACCTCGGACCTCGCCGTTCTTTGCGATGCGTTTATTCGTCACTGAGAATGATTTATCGCTAGCAACGTCGACTAACGCGAATCCGTGATTCCAGCGGTTATTTCGTGCATACTCTGGAGTCAGATCGCAAAGGCAACCAGTTGACCAAACGAACGTCTCTTTGTGAAACATGTCAGTATCAGCGTGACCGCTAGTCTGGTGACTGTGCCCAACTAGAACCGTGTGATGCGTCCGAAGGAATGCACCTCTAGCCGGATTGACCGGAGAGAAAATAGATCGCCCTAGCTCATGCCCATGCAATACTGGAAGATCGCCTACCATAACAAATCGCTGATCGCCAACGACCTCGATGCCAAGTCGCTTGGCTTGAATCAACTCATCAATCTGCACCGCTGGTAAGTCGTAGATCTCTGGTGCTCGATTCCAAATAAACACCTGCCAGCGTTCTTCGTGGTTGCCAAGCTTGTAGACGATTCGCTGCCTTGGAAACTCGGAGCGAATCCACTCAAGCCCTTGAACGATCGATTGCAACTCCGTCGAGAATCTTCGCTTGTGCGGATCGCGTTGATGCCGCGAGACTTGGTAAAAGTCAGCGAAGTCACCGTTGATCAGCAAGGTATCAATCTTAACCTGTCTCAAAGCCTTTACCGCTGCTTCTAACGCGACTTCAGAGTGGTAGGGAATATGAACGTCCGAGATTATTCCGCATCGCTTGGAATCGATTGTAAAGACCTCAAACGGTTCTGCCAACGAAGGGGGCATTTTCGGTTTCTGCCCTGCCTTGCCCTTGGCTCTTGGTTGTGTGGCCCAGGGGGCGTTACGCTTCCCGTTGGCTCCTCGTATTTGCCGAACAGTCGATCGAGCATGTTCGAGCGATGCGAAAGACTCTGGACGTTCTTTCCTTGCTCGCTTTGCTAGTCCGAGGTTGGAAGCCTCAGGGAATTTTGCGCACAACTCCTCAAGGTATATTCGTCCCGCTGTTTTTATCGGCATCGTCTTTCCTCCAAATTGAGTAAGCTTCGTCCAAAGTGATTTCAGGCTTGCCGAGCTTGGCATTGACCGCGTTGTGAAGTCGAACGCCCCAAGCGAAAAAGGATTCAGGGCTTGAGAAGTCGGGAGGATGTTGCGCTTTCCAGTCGGCGTAGAATCGCTTGCACTGGCAACCATACTGCGGAATTGATAATTCCCATTTGGCTAACTCGACTGCGTTTGTGATTGAGCCATCGTGCAACCCGATCCAAGGATTGGCAATCGGCGTCCTGACTTCGCTATAGTAGACAATACGGCCAGGCTGTTTGCTCGGCAATGGCTGTTGCTTCAGGATCGACTTGATTTCATCGAGCGTGATCATCTTAGACCTCGATTGTCACCGTCGGCAAAGTGAAGCAAACGTTTCCATTTCCAACGGTAACCGAGCTTGGTTTATTGCAAGCAAAATCTTCAATGTCCCGCCGGCAAATAGGATCGCCTAGATCGCCGCATGGTGCGGTTACTATCCCGCCTGTATTTGGATCAACGTATCCGCATTCTCCGCCGAGTTCATCGCAACCGACTATTACGCAATTCAGAGCCGGAGGTGTAACCGTTGTTGCATAGCAACCAGGCAAACCAGAATCATAAAATGGAATTGGATCGCCGTTGATGTCTTCGCCTGGACATAGCAGTTGATCCAAGCCCGCGTAAGTGTCAGTACACGTCCAATCACCAAACGGCCCAACGATCGTAGTGGTATAACAATCGGTCCCGATCAGTGGAGCGCGAACATAGCCAACCGTTCCAATCGAGATGTTCGTTTTGGCTTCAACGAATGGGCAAACCGCTTCGCCTGTTTCTGGATCGCTGCATGGATTGTCGAAATAAATATCGCCTTCGTAGCTTGGCAATAAGTTGATGCAATTGGAAACCAAGTTCAAGCCGCAAGGGTTTTGCGTAACTACGCATCCTGTTTCATCGCCGCAACAATTGACCGGTGGCAAATCTGCATTGGTAATCGTAACTTGACCAGTTGGCAGCGTGTCGTAAAGCTTGATTCGACTAATCCGCACTTCCCTAGTCAAAGAGAATGCACACGGGAAGTACGGCCCCTCAGGGCAATCATCGGAATCTTCGCCGAATTCCTCGATGTAGCTGTTGGTATAGCTGCACGATCCATCCCGATAGACGCCCGTGCAATCAACATCGAGCCGTTGGTAGTTTCTTGCTGAGTTATTGAAGCAATACTCTACGTCGAAAATGTAATCCGCAGCGATGAAGAATCTGCAGCTTGGTGTTTCTTCACCTGTGCACTTGGTTGCCACTTTTCCAACCTTGATTTCAATCGCTTTAAGTTTATGCCTCTCGTAGAAATACAGCCAGTATTTCCGCAGGTCCTCCACCTTGGTCGTCTGGGTGTGAATACAAGGGCACTCGTAAGTTTCTGGGTCCAATTCGTCGGCGTAACTCAACTTGATTTTGTAGTCGTCGTAGCTAAATTCAACGCCGAATTCTTGAGTCGCATAAAGGCTGCAATGTTCGGTGGACCACTCTTGGCAATTAAGGTTAAACCTAGCAACCTCGCAGCATCCAAAACGCACGAAGCTAGCCGAAGAATCTTCGGGATCTCCTATACCTGCTCCACCACCGCCAACGCCGACGCCCTCGCCGTCAAGCCCTCCGTTGCAATCCTCAGCCGGTGCGATAAGCGTTACTGAATCGTATGGCATTTCCTCTACGCTTAGGCAACAATCACAACAGCAGTTTCCCATTGTTGACATCTAGCAAATCTCCACCGCAACCCATCGGTTGCCAACGCGAAAACAAATGAGCGTTGATGCGTTTGCAATCGCCGACCCTGGATTGACAACGTCTATGGTAAAAAGATCGCTTAGCACTCCAGCTGATGATATCTGCTTGGCCATTGCTGTGCCAGTGCCGAGCGTCGTCCCTGCCCTGCCTGTTATCGTGCTCGTGGCTGTCGCAAGCAGCGTGTCGGAAGTTGAAACGTGATCCGGTTGATTAGAGCCTCCCGACGCTTTCGCTCCAATGCTTTGCAGCAATGCTTGGCTGTCAGCCTCGTTGAAAGCGTAGAGCGTTTCATTAGCCATGCTAGGAGGTCCTGATAAACGACGAAAAGTTGATCTCTTTTTTTACTCTAAACGACAATTCAGCCGGATTGGTTGCCTTGGCACCTGAGCCGTTTAGCGCCCCAACCATCGGGAATGTATTCGTGTCGTCCATGTATCGCTTCTTGTTTCCACCATCGAGATAAAACGGCCCGATGTCGGCCCTCACCTCGTCGTGTGTATCTGGATCGTATGTAACGCGATAACGTGCACGCCAAGCGGTATAGCCTGCGTATGATCCTAACTCCGCTTCTTGCACTTCGATCAGCAACGTTCGAGCCGAGAATATCTGGCCTATGGCATCGAATGACGACGAATTAACACAATCATTCCGATCCAAGAAGTCTTTAATCTTTAGCCCTGGTTCTTCAAACTGCGTGAATGAAAATTGGCACAGGCTAGAAGTTGCTGTTAGCGGTTGATCGAATGGAGTGCCAGCAGAATTAACAGGATACTTTGCTGGTGTCGATCGATCCTTGGAGATTACCCGCTCTTTGGTCGTAAATGAATCGATTCTAAAGACTGGAATCCAGCTTGTCGGATTAGGATTCTGTTCTTGGTTCTGTTTTTGTTCCTCAGTTGCCGTTTGGAACCTAGCCGTAACATTCCAATAGAGGGCGTGCTTTTCTTCGCGTTCGCAAGTCACCTCGTCGCATACCAAGCCAAGTTGACCAAAGATCAAACCTGCCCTTGGCAATCCTGGCGTGTTGTAAAGCACGTCAAATCGATCGCTAGTAACCTGATCGGTTTTTACTCTGTAGTTCCAAGTCTCGCCAAGGATTAGTTGAAATCCTTCGCCCTTGCGGGCAAATCCTGATCCCTTGCGAAGTTCCGAGCCGACAAGTTCATTTGCCATTACCTAGCCCCCCTTAGTCTTGGAGCCTGCATAGCTAGCTCATTTGCTTTTCGAGTCTCAATCAGCAAGTCAGCTTGCCATTTCTCTCGCTCTGCTTTTTCAGCCGCGTCGGTTCGTTGCTGTAGCAAGAATGCAGCCGCCTCTTTTGAGCCTGCCCGCATCGCTGGAGCGATGTTTTTGGCGATCAATTCAGCAGGGTTTCCAAATCGATCCTGAGCATTTTGTTTTCGCTCTTGCATCGTTTGGAAATCGCTTCTTGCGAAAATAGACTGCTGAGCCAATGCCGCCCTTTTTCTGATCGCCTCTTTTTGCTTTTCGTTGTCGCCTGCTTCGACAAGTTGACGACGAAACATCTCGTCTAGCTGTGCGTATTCCTTGCGAAGCGAATCGCTAGCCAAAAAGTTTTGATCCTTCATTTCCGCAACTCGCTTTTGGATCTCAAGTTCTTTATTTGCAGCGTCGATCGATGCTTGAGCCGCATTGAGTTCATTGAGCCTTCGCGTTTCGTCCAATTCAATCAGTGCCGCGCGAGCCTGCTGTTTTTCGCCCTCGGTCATGCCAAAGGTATCATCGAACAGTTGAGCCTTTTTGAAAGCTTCGGTGTCACCGCCAAAACCGGCCTTTGTTCGCTCTTCGCTGATCTGCTTGATCCGAGAATTGAACGCCGAACGCTCCGACTCGATTCGCTTGTTGTCGGCGTCAACAGCCGCTTGCTGTGCCTTGGCCGCTCGCTCCTCTGCGTCGGCTCGATCCTTGGCTAACTTGGCTTTCAATGCTTCTGCGTCAGCAGCTTTTTTGTCAAGTGCTTCAGCCTCTTTTTTGATTTTGTTGGTTTCTTCAAGTTGCCGATAGTATTCGTTCGCCTTGCCAGTCAAAGTCATCCACCAACCATTTACCTTTTGGCCGGACTTTGGAACTTCATCGATCATAAATAAGGTAGCGTCCAGAGCCTTGTTGTAGCCTGGCTGTAGCTCCTTACCGATAACGCCTAAAAGGTTCTGATACGCCGTGTCTAGCTTTGCAAGCTTAACCGCCGTAGTCCCAGCCATCTTTTCGCTCATCCCGTAGAATCGACCGCCCGCACTTGTGGCCGATTCCATCGCCTTTGCAACTTCCTCGAAAGACACCTTGCCGTCTTCCATTCGCTTGCGTAACGACGCCATCGATTCGCCGGTCGTCCGGCTGATTTCCTGTAGCGGGTTAAAGCCTGCATTGACCATCTGCAAGACTTCCTGCCCCATCAATCGCCCGTTCGCTCGAACCTGCCCAAAGGCTAGGGTAAGCGATTGCATTTTCTCGTTGTTGCCCATGCTGATTTCGGACAGTTTGTTGAGCGTCGGAATCACCTCATTGACGCTCAATCCGTAGCCCAAAAGCACCTTCGATGAATCCTGAAACTGCGTTGCCGATAGAGCCGATTTCTGGTCTAGCTCGATCGTCGCATCCATAAGTTTTTTGGCCGCCGCTGCTGATCCTGTCAGCACCTCCATCTGTGCTTTGACCTGTTCGCGTGCCATCGCGACTTTCAACCCTGCTTGGCCTAGATCGGCGATACCTTTGACAGCCCCTATCGCAAGCCCTGCAACGCCGATCCGACTCAAAGCCCCGGCTAGCCCATTGACGTTTTGTGTCGTTACGTCGACCTTCGCCCAGCCTCGAAACGGGTCAGGGATTTCGCTCGGTATGGTCCAGCGTTGCATGGCCTCCACGCTAGCTTGCTTGGCCTTGGCTAGCCTCGCTTCTGCCGCCGCAGCTCGATCCGCATAAGCCGCCGCTACGCCGTGTTTCTTGGCTAACTGATCCACCGCTGCGTTGTAGCTGGCTGCATTCAATCCTCCAGCAGCAAACGCCCGGTCCAGTAAAGCAACGTCTTTGGCCAGCTTTTGAAATGGCGTTTCAGACGCCTTGATCGTTCGCGATAAACTCGACAATTCGCCCCGTGTAAACTGACCTCCCTTGCGAAGCTCATCAACATCCATTCCTACCTTGATATTCGCAATGTTAATCGTCTGAGGCACTATTTCGCTCCCATCATGGCCTTGAATTGGTTAGCTATCGCGTCGCTGTTTTCGATCGCTGACATGATCTCGATTGCAACGCTCTTCCTTGGCCGCGTAAAGCGATCCGGCATTAGGTCGCTAGCATCGGGAGCATTGTGCCCAGCCTTTGCGTAGATAGGCAAGTAAAGAGCCTCTAGGATCTTGGCGGTTTGCATCCATTCTTCTCCTATTGGCTCGATTGAGTCGAAGGCTAGCCACTGATTGAGCGCACCAGATGGAAGGCTCGAGGCCCAGCCCATCGGATCTTCAATCCCCCATTTCAACGCCAGCCGAAAAGCTAACTTTAACTTTCGGCTCCGTCTGATTTTTTTGCTAGGTCGCGAATCTCCTTCTCATCGTACTTGGAGAGATCAAGGCAAGCCTCGTAAAGCCTGCCAACGATGGATCGAGGAAACGACTTAAGCTGTTCCCAGTTGTCAACGATTCGCTTGCCTTCGTCGTCTACAAGGCTGTATGTGACAAGCAACATCCGATGCCGCGCAAAATCGAACTTGCCGTCCTTGGTTTGCATCGCCACCTCCATTTCGGAAGCGTCAGCCTCAGACAATTCGCGAAGCGTAAAAACTTCGCCTTCAATCATTACCTGAGTTGATCGCAGAGGCCTTGAGGCCAGCGCAAAAAACGCATCCTTCTTACTCATCGTCTTCGCCTTCCTCATCGAGTGCTTTTTGGACCGCTTCGACGAATTGCCTAGAGTATTGCTCCGGCCCTTCGACCGTCACCGAGTCAATACCCTGCAATTCAGCCGCGACCATGCCAAGTTCTACAAGCACGTCATCATTTAGCGAATCATGCGGGAAGTTGAACAATGCTTGGATCTGCGACTTGGCCCCGTAGGGTAGATACCCGACGAGAACGCCATCGAAGAATACTTGAAACTGCTTTAGTTTAACCTCAGTGCCCGTTCGGACACTGATCCCCATTTGCTGTTTGATCGAAAACATTGTTCATCCTTACGCTGCTGTAAAGGCAAAATCTGTGGCCCCGTCGAATTGAAGCACATACTTGCCGGTCATGACCTGGCCGGGTTCAGCCGACGGAAATTCTACTGACTTGACGAACGCCGTGCCAGTGTAACTACCGGCTCCTGGGTAGGTGATCGTAACTGCGATGCCCGCGTATGGTTCAGCCGATGGAATCATCGCAGTTGTGATCGGTGGAGCCGCTCCAAGCCAATTGAACTCGACTTCGACTTCGCCATTTTTTCGCAGATCGCTTGGGCGAAGCTCCTCGAATCCAGTGGTCCCAAGATGGCTGATATTCAAAGTATCAACGTCGATCTTGATGCCGCTGATTCGCTTTACCTGAGCTGTCACCAAACCAGTCCCAGAAATGGTTGCTCCAAGTCCGGTGTCCGCCACGGTTAATGCTGCCATGTTTAAGGCTCCTTATAACTTACCAAGAGATCAAAACTAACCAGATACCGATGCTCCTGGTTGCCATCGGTTGGCGATTCCTGTAAATACTCGTCAGCAGAATCGAAAAGGATTCCACAAAAAGTATAGCCACTTACGACACCGCGAAAACTAGATATTCCAGTTTCGCGAATCGCTTTGCTTATCGCGCTGCAAGTTGCTCTCGTCAGTGCGTAACACTCGATCGTAAATCTCGCCTGAGCAAACTTTTCAACGCCATCGAGGTTGTGTTGTCGATTGGTCGACGTAACGTAATAAACCACCGCCGGAAGCGTCGCGCCTTCAACTAACGCATCTGGGTACATGCGTTGGCCTATCAATGCCGATACCGCCTGGTAGGACAGCAGTTTAGTTCGCAATGCTTCGCCGATCGCCGACATTCTTAACGCTCCCCACTGACGATAAAAATATCCTTGGCGGTTTCGCTTGACCCAGCGATTATGCGAATTGTTCGCACGCCCTCGAATACGTCGGGGTTTAATGCGACGTACCGACTAGCTGCTACGGTCAGCGAGTACGCCGACGATCCGTTGTAGAGGTCGAAAAATGTAGTCCCGTCGTCTAGCGAGCATTGAAACGTGACGGAAGTGCTGGCCAATCCTGCTGGGGTGACGATCGCTAGTGGGATGGTCCCTTGGAGTTTTAGCCCGGTCGATGTCGTACCGCTTGCAAAAGTCACTTTGTCGGTCAATTTTAGATTTCTAGCCAAAACGTATCTCCTTAATTTCTTTTTGCAGTTGAGCCAAAAAAGCAGACTCCGCCGATTGCTTGGTTTGGTCGAAGGCTCGCACCGTTGCACGCTCTTGGACTGGAAAACGCGCGGTAGTTGGTTTGCTGTTGGCTGTGCGAGTGTAAACCGTTCCTTTGCGACTGGTCGTCGTAATCGTTTGGCCAGGTTTTCCCCAATGGTATCGAGTGTAGTTGTCACCCTTTTTTATTGGCATCACAAACTGCTGTTTGTTTCCTTTTGGGTACGTTGCTCCAATGTAAACGCCGATGCCGTTCCGCAAAACCTTATGGCTGAAATGCTGCTTAGAATCGTTTTGGAATGCTGCGTTATTCTTGAACCGCTTCGACCATTTTTCCCGCGATCCAGTTTTCCTCGATGACGTTGCAAGTGATCCTGCTTGCCGTGCAATCGGTCTTGCAAACGATCCAAGACATCGACCAAGAGGTCCATTTCGCAAAGTAAGCGGAATATCAGAAACCGCTTTAATCAAAGCCTCGTTGATTTCGATTTCTACTCTGCTCATGTTAGCACCGCCGAACACACTAAAAGCACGTACCGATTAAGGCCATCTACCTTATTTATCGCCGTGATGCCGTAAGTTTCGCCATCGAACGATACCCGCATCTTTGGCGTATATCCGCTTCGGTATCGCACTCGAAAAATAGCTCTGGTCCCTGCTTCGAGTTGCCGCCCTCGCATCGACTCAAAACCTCCCGTCGGCTGGAACTCGCAGGGCTCATCGACAACGTACGCCGACCATGTAACGATCGGCTGGCCTGCTGCGTCCTGCGTCTCTGTTGGTTGCTGGATCGTGCACCGCTGGCGAAGTGCACCAAGTCTCAAATCTTTTGGCCGTCCGCTCATGGGTAGCTACTCCGCATGAAACGCCGAACCAAAGCCTCGTAAGGTCGCATCGTTTGCAACGCATCGGACATGACCATGTCTCGATTCTCGAAGTAATGCCCGACTAGCAAGAGCATCGCGTTTTTAGCGATCGCTGGCACCTTGGCACCGTCGACGCTATAGCCTGCCCTGTAGTTGATTGACCAAGCGTCCCATCTAGCTGCTGTCCCTGGTAGGACTTGCAAGTAAGCAATCCTGATCGAGTCATCGTGCAATTGATAGATCGACGATTGGAGCGTCTGCAATGCGTTTGCACCGTCGAAGTATTGAATCGAAGTGATCGACTCAACTGGCGATCTTGGAAGTGATAAACCATCCGACCAAGACGCAATGCGGACCCGCAAGGTCCTAAACGTCGTCACGCTGTCGGTATCGTGCTCCCACTGTTCTCTTGCTGCTTGAATCAATCCGGCAATATGAACATCGTGGCTAGTGTCGCTGCTTGCGATCTCTAGTTGCTTCTTTGCTTCGCTTAGGGTGATCGGCTCGGCTGTCGGCCCGGTCACTAACTCCGGTATCAATCGCACGGGCAATTCCCCTTTGAATCAAAATTTCTTCAACGCCTTTTCCAAAGGCTTCCGACCGATGGCCGATCGGAAAGCCTTGCCAAACTTTTAAAAGCTCGATCATTAGACGACCAAGCAAACATCACCGTCGGCAGTTGTCGCCGAGGTGATCGGTGGGAACTTGGCTCGACTGAGGACAGCCACCGCCGCGACAAAACCACCGCTCGATCCATCGCCGAAGGTTGCAACAACCTTGACAAAAGGATTCTTGCCACGCATATCGACTTGGAAAACGCAAGTCTGCCCGTCGTCGGTAGCCGATGGAAGTGCCAAGGTAGCACCGCCAAGACCTGAACCGCCTGCGAAAGTCGCACCGGTCAAGTCGGCGTAAGATCCACCGCTAGCCGAAGACGTTTCAAGCTTGAGAGCCGTCATCGCAATATCGGTCGCACCGAGTTGGACGATGACCGTAAGGAAATCAAACCCGCGACAATCAATAACGTCAGCCGTGGCCGACGCGTTATCAAGAATCGCTGCTGGCTTGATAGCCGAGACAAATTTGCAATGTTGTAATTCGTTCAAAATATCACCTGCTTTCTTTGGTTGGGTTGTGGATTAGGCACCTGGGGTTTCGAGTCGAATGATCGGCCCAGCGTTGGTTGCATCGCCGCGCTCGTGAACGTTGTAGTCCCACCGAATCGTGGATCGGTAGGCGATCTGATCCAGATCGAAGTAACGCGAAGCGTCCGAAGAGATTGACAAGCCACGGCGAAGACCGAGCGTCGAAGCCATGCCAAGATCGCCGAAGTAGGCAAACTTGGTCGAAGTGCCGATCGTGCTAGGCAAGACCTGAGAAAAGACGACCGGGTAGCCCATGAACTGAAGCACTGGACCCGCTCCCAGGTCAACGTAGTTGTTGCCACCTGCAGCGAGTTGGAGCCGTGCAAGCACATTCCAAAATACTGCCTTGTGGCAATACCAAACTGGGTTGATTCCAGGGTACTCAGGCAGTGCACCTGCAGCGGTTTGGAAGACTGCAATCGTCAATCCTGCAGCGGTTACTTGACCAGCCGCAGCCGCCTTAACCGACCCAGCATTGAGAGCATTGGCAAGCCCTACAACGCCGTGATAGGTCGTCGACCCGTCACCGAGAAATCCAGACTGGTCAGCCTTCAATGCGTGAGCCCGTGCCATCGAAGTGGCAAGCATGTCTGCAATTGAAATCACCGCGTCGTCGTTAAGCTCGCTTGGAACCCTAGTCAAGGTAGCCCACTTTCGAGCAACCAAATTGACAGGGCTGAAAGAAGGATCGCTTGCCGTGATTTCTTGCGACTCTCCGACCGCGTAAGCAGTCACATCAGACAGTTGCCGAGGTACCGAAAGCACGTCGGAAGACATCGGGTAGTTTCGTGCCCGCTGCGGAATGACGCCGTAGGACTCAAAAAGGCTGATAACAGCGGTTTCAAACTCAGGTGGAACCAAAGTCCCGCCGGTAAGATCGTTGGACCCACTCATGACGTTTTCGACGCCGTGATCAACGCACCACTGACGAGCCTTCGCATCGCTGAACAGCGTCGCCTGAATCCATTTGCCGGAGCGATACGCTTCGATTTCAGCGTCTTGGCCCTTAAAGGCGTTTAGCGTCTTGGTTGCTCGTGCCTTGGCTGGAATCTTGAAAGGTTTGCTCGCTGCTGCTTCGACCGAGTCGACTTGAGTTTCGCGAACCGTCCTGGCCGCATTGCTTACCAACGCTTCGACCTTCAACGCTCGCTCTCGATCCTTGGCAAGATTGGCAATCTGCCCTGGGCTCTTGTCGTCGCCAACGATCGAATCGATCTCGGTTTGCTCGTCTTCGAGTAGATCTCGATTTTCGCCTTGCGCCACCGCTTGGATCGCTTGTACCTTGGCTTGCAAAGCCTCAATTTCACTTTGCAATTGCTTGCTGCTTTTCATTCCGACTGCTCCTGTATTTTGTGGCAGTCGTAAAACCAAAATAGCGGCATGACTGCCACGGGACAAAAATTTTGAACCGTGTACCGTCTTGCCGCTAATCAGTTGCAAGTTGTTTGAGACTTTCGCTCAGTGCCAATCAGACTAGCAAACTATTTCGCC